CTCCTGCGCGTAGTTGTTCTCCAGCGACCGCAGCGCCGCGTCCAGTGCCGCCTTGCGCACCTGCTCGGTTTCGCGGGCGGCCTTGGCCGCGGCGTTCTCGCCGCCGCCGCCGCCATCGCCCCCGAGGTCAGCACCGAGACGGCGCCGCCCGATCCGCGCCCCCACGCGGTTGAGCAGCCGCTGTTGCTCGGCCGAGAGCTCCGGGTCGTCGGCGACGCGGTTGGCGGCCGCAAACTGGCGCCGCAGCGCGTCGCTGACCTTGCTGTCGCTCTCGGTGAAGATCCTCAAGTAGCGCTCGTTCGCCTCCGCGGCAACGCGGTTGCGTTCCTCCAGCGCCTCGGCCACCGGGCCGATGCCGCCGCGGATGGCGTCGCGGATTTCCTTCGGCGAGGCATTCAGCAATACGGCGCCGAACTTGATGTCGGCGAACACCGACTCGAAGCTGCCACCGATCGCGCGCACGGTGCGCACCAGGTCCACCACCAACTCGGCCACGATCGCCACGTCGATGGCGGCCTGCTGTGCGAAGTCGCGCAGGCCGGTGTTGGTGCCGAGCTTCGTCGACGCCGAGTCGAGCCCGAGCGCCACGGTGGCGGCCTTGCTCATCTCCTCGACCAGCGCCGTGAAGGCCGGCAGCGTCTGCAGCGCAGCGATCTGCGCTGCCTGCTTGAGTTCGCTCTTCACGCGCGCCTGGCGGTCCGCGAACTGGTCCGCCAGGCGGATCTGCTCGGCCGTGAGCCGGTTCTGGCTCAGCCCGTTCTCCGCCAGTTCCTTCATGAACGGCAGCGCCTGCGCACCGTTCTTGCCGAGCAGCGCCACCGCGATCGCCGTCTTGCCGGCGCCGTCGCCGAAGCCGGCCAGGCTCTGCGCCAGCTGCTCGAACTGCTGCTCGGGCGCGAGCTGCTTGAACGCCGCGACGTCGACTCCTAGCGCCTTGAGCGCGCGCGCAGCCTTGCCGCTTTCCTCGCTGGTGGTGCTGAGGTTTGCCGTGAGCTTGACCATCAGCCCGGCCAGCGTGTCGATGCTCAGCCCCGCCACGTCGGCCGGCACCGCGAACGCGGCCAGCGCCTCAGCCGAGGCGCCGGTCTGCTCCTCCAGGTCCTGGAAGTGCGCCACGCCCTGGATCAGCGCCGGGTACAGCTGCACCAGGCTGCGCGCGGCCTCCTCGACCGCGCCCGCCAGCAGCGAGCCGGCGAAGACCGCCTTGACGCCGGCGAACGCCCGCTCCATGCGTGCCGCAGCGCCTTGCACCGAGCGCGCGGCGCGGCCCAGGTCCGACTCGAACTTGGCGGTCTGCGCGACCAGGTCGATGCTGAGCGTAGCCAGTGCCATCAGGTCTCTTCGTTGGTGGGTTGGTCGTCTGCCGCGGTGCGGCGGTGCTTGATCTCGAGCAGCGCCTCGATCAGCGCCTCGGTGTCATCGATGCCGTAGAAGGCGCAGGCCAGCTCGAGCTGCGACCAGTCGAGCGTGCGGTCGCCGGTGCTGAGGAAGTTCCACGCCTTGATCGCCAGGGCGTTGTCGGCCGACAGAGGCTCGGGCTCGCCCGCGTCGTCGCTGTCGGTGGCGGCGATGCGGGCTAGGAGTTTCCCGACGCCGCCTTGCGCCTGGCGTCGTGCGCCTCGATGGCACGCGCGATGGCCTGCGACAGCGTCTCGATCCAGTCGTTGCGGTCTTCCACCACGGCGCGGAACACGTCGGGGTGGAAGTCGAGCTCGTCCTCGGCGCCGCCATCGATCACGTCGCACTCGCGGAACCCCGCCCAGCCGACGGCGCAGTCGCACACCGCCTTCAGGTCGATCAGGCCGCGGAACTGCCACAGCGTGCCCTCGGGCGGCCGGCGCACCGTGACCGTCTTGCCCTCGCCCAGCGCGACGAGCACCTCGCGCTGGGCGTTGATCGCCTTGATGACGGCGATACGGTCGGTGGCCATTGCGAACCCCACTCAGGCAGCGAGCTTGAGCAGCAGGCCGCGGCCCTTGACCGACACGCTCGCCTTGCCGAGCTGCTTGGCCTGCACGTCTTCGCCGGGCGCCGACGGCACGCCGTAGTACACGCGCACCGCGCCGCCCTGCAGCGTGATGCGGATCAGCACCTTGGTGCCGGTGAGCGCGGCGGCCTGCAGGAACGCCAGCGCCGTGCTCGGCGTCTCGCGCAGCAGCAGGTTGAAGTTGATCGGCTGCGCGGCCAGGTTGCCCTGGTCGATGACGTCGATCACGTCGAGCAGCGTGGTGCCGTCCAGGTCCTCGCCGTTGGCGTCGGGGATGCTGTAGGCGGTGGCCTCCGACAGCGTCGCCCAGGTCGTGCCGATGTGGTACAGGCCCGACGTGAACGCCGTGTAGGCGCTGGTGTTCAGCCCCTGCATCTCGAACGTGCCGGTGGTGGCGTTCTTGACGCGGAAGGCCTGGTCCTCCAGCTGCTCCATGCCGACCATGGTGTCCCAGTAGCCGACGGCGTTGTTGGACAGGCCATGCGCGGCGTCGGTGACGACGCCGGGGTTGGCCAGGCTGATTGCGGTGGCGCCTGCCACACCGGTGGCGATGACGGTCGCGACCTCGACTCGAATGCCGCGGCCCTTGACATTGGTTGCCATGGTGGAAAGTCCTTTGGAACGGGGAAGAAATCCGGCCGCGGCCGGGGTTGGGGGAACTCAGGCGTCTCGAAAGACGGTGAACGTGACCTCGTTGCCCTCGAGGTCGAGGTCGTGATCGGCGACGACCTCGCGCTCGTCGTAGGGCACGCCGCCGGCCTCGAGCGTGGTGGCGGCGGCGAGCGCGGCCACCATCGCGTCGGTGGCGGCGTCGGCGCTCTGGCGGTCGTCGGCCCACACCTGGGCGGCGAAGGCGTGCTCGGTGCACTGCAGCTCGCCCAGCAGGTTGTAGGTCGGCGTGCGCTTGACCACGTAGACCAGGAACGGCCGCGCGCCGGCCTGGCCCATCTTGTCGGGCACGACGCGCGTGCCTACCAGTGCAGCCAACGGCGCATAGCCCACCATCGCGGCCACGAAGTCCGACTCGACGCTCATCGCTGGAAGCGCACGGTGTTGAGTTTCTGGATCTGCGGCCCGAGGCTGGCCTCGAAGGCGCGCAGCGCGTCTTCGAGCTTGGCGGACGCGGCCTTCATGAAGAAACGGCCGGGCTGAGCCTTGGGCGCGCCGATCTTGTTGAGGTGGCGACGAAACTTGGCGCCCTTCTTGCCGAAACCGCCGGTGCGTTTGCTCGCCGGCGTCCAGCCGAACTCCTGCCATCGCCAGTAGTACGGGTCGTTCGGGTTCTTGGCGCCGCGGCTGCCTTTCTTGGCCGGGCGCACGTTGACGAACACGCCCACGTCGCCGCCGCGACTCGCGAACTTGCTGGTGCGCACGCTGATGGCGCGGCGGATGGTGCCGGCCTTGCGCCATCCCTTGATAGCGGCGGCCTGGCTGCGGGGCTTCCTGGGGTCGAGCACCGGCGCACGGCGTCGTGCTTCATCGCGTATCACGCGCGCGCCGGCGGCCAGCGCGTTGCGCAGCGCGCGGCGGCGCAGGTTCTTGGCCAGCCCTGCCAGCGCCGCCTTCAGGTCGGCCAGCCCCTGCACCCGCAGTTGCACCTCATCTGCCATCGCGCACCCCTGCCACGGTGTAGAGCCACAGCTCCTCGCGCGCGCCGCGCGTGTCCACCGGCGCGGCGGCGATGTCGTGCGCGCGCCCGCGCCACAGCACGCGCATCGTGGCGTCGAGGTCGTCGCGCCAGCGGATGCGAAACGCCACCGGGTCCTCCACCTGCATCTGCGAGGCGGCGAAGAACTCGCGCCCGCGCTTGGGGTTGACCTCGGCCCACACCTCCGGCGTGGTGGCGAGGTTGGCCCAGGTGTACTTGTCCTCGCCGCTCGGCAGCACGTTGGCCACGCGCCGCTGCAGCGTGATGCGCTGGTCGAGGGGGCCGGCGTGGAGCGTCATGCGGCGGCCCTCAGTTCGGCCAGCGGCGGAATCCACGGCGCGGCCACCGCCCATGGGCGCGGCTGGCCGTGGAAGCAGACCACCTTGGTGCCACGTGGCACGCCCGCCTGGCAGTGCACCTTGAAGCTGCGCACCTCGGGCCCCCAGCGGTCGGCCCCGGCCAGCAGCGGCTGCAGGAAGCCCTGGTCGCCCCAGCGCTCGCGCGTGACGCATTCGCGCATGTGGCGCGCGGGGTCGCGGCTGAACTCGGCCCAGCAGCGCGCGCGGTCGGCCTCGGCGAGGAACATGAAGCCCGAGCCCATCAGCGCTGACCGGTAGAAGTCCGCCAGCACGGTGGTGCGCCCGGGCATGGCCGGCAGCTCGAGCACGACGGTGTCGAGGTCGACGAGCAGCACGTCGCCCGGCACGAGGGAGGTATCGAACGCTTCCATCTTGGCCCACCAGCCCGGCCACGACGTGCGCAGCGCGACGGTCGGCACGCCCGGCACCGCCTGGTCGGCCAGGCACACGAGGCCCGGCACCTGCGCGGCGAGCCACTGGACGTGGCGCGGCGTGAAGTCCTTGCCCGCGCGCAGGACGCAGAGCAGCGTGGTCATGCCGCCGCCTCGCTCTGCACGCTCTGCACGCCCCGCTGCGGCCACCAGCGGCGCGCCCACGCCGGCCCATCCCACGGCGGGCAGACGCCGTTGAAGGCGACGATCGTGGTGTACTTCGGCGGCTTGAGGCCGTTGAGGCGGTGCACCTTGTAGCTGGCGATCGCGCCCGGCGGGAATGCGCGAACGTCGCCGGCGTTCTCTGCGATCCACGCCTGGTCGCCCCACTGCTCGCGGGTGACGTACTCGGCGATCACGCGCTCGGCCACCGGCTCGAAGGCGCGCGCGATGTGCGAGTAGTCGCCGAACCAGCTCATGACCCCGGACGCGAACAGGCTCGGGTAGACCCAGTTGCGGATCATCGTGAACCGGCCGGTGACGAGCCACGCCGGGTCGTCGACGATCACGGTGTCGAGGTCCAGGTACAGCGTGCGGCCGCCGAAGTGGCGGAACAGCTCCACCTTGGCCCACCAGCCGGGCCAGCCGCTCTCGAGCGCCACGCGCTCGCACGGCACCGGCACGTCCGACAGGCACACGAAGCGCGCGCCGGGCATAAAGTGGCGCACCTGCGCCTGCAGCCCGGCGACGTGCTCGGCCCGGTAGGCGCCGCCGGAGCGCAGCACGCAGGCGACCGTGAGCTCGCTCATGCCGCCCACCGATGGCCCCACTTCTCGATCAGGCGCTCGCGGTTGCTCGCGTGCGTGCCCTCGTGCCGGTGCGGCGTGGCGTAGTGCCACACGACCCCGGGCGCCTGCCGAAAGCGCGCGCCCACGGCGTGCAGCGCCCATAGCCAGTCGTTGTCCTCGCACGAGCGGCCGTGCCGGTAGCCCTCGTCGAAGCCTCCCACGCGCTCGAACAGCTCGCGGCGCAGCATCGCGCAGAAGTGGAAGTGCCCACCCGCCGGCACCGGCAGCCGGCCGTTCTTGGTGTAGTCCACCTCGGGGCCGGCGAGCCACATGCCGCTCACGTCGCGGCAGGCCACCGTCACGTAGTCGAGCGGCCCCTCGAGCAGCGCGCGCATGCCGCTCAGCACGTCCTCACGGTGCTCGATCTCCGGGTTGGTGAGCACGATCACGTCGGCGGTGCTGGCGCGCACCGCGGCGTTGAGCGGCACGCAGGGATTCAGGCCCACGGTCTTGGCCGGCAGCCGCGTGACGACGCACTCGGGCGCCGCCACCGGCTCGGGCGAGCCGTCGTCGGCGATGCTGATCTCGAGCGCCAGATGCTGGTAAACGCGCCGGTAGGCGGCCAGCGAGCGGTCGAGCTCGCGCTGGCGCTGCCAGTAGGGCATGCAGATCGAGATCACACGAACTCCGCGTGCATGGGCATGCGCTGGGTGGCCGCGATCACCTCGTTCTGCCCCCTGAACTGGCAGTATCGGCAGCCCCGCGCGTCGAACGGCTCGACCGCGCGGCCGAACAGGTGGGCAAAGCGCACGTCGTGCAGGTCGGCCACCTTGCCCGCGCGCGTGTAGGCGGTGTTGCAGCAGCGGTACACGCCGAGGTCGCCACCGATGTAGGTGGTGAGGTGCTGGTAGCCGCACACGGGCTCGTCGGGCGGGCCGGCTTCGAGGTCCTCGATGCGGCGGCCGAACAGGTCGATGATCAGGTCGCCGAAGCGGTCCTTGGCGTCGTCGATCTCGCGCCGGATGTCGCCAAGCAGGCCGTGGCCGTAGTGCTCCACGCCGTCGGCCGAGAACACGGCGCCGACCCGCACGTTGGCCACGCCGGCGCGCTGCGCCAGTTCGGCCAGGTCGCCCAGCTCGCGGTAGTTCTCCCGCGTGACGACGAAGCCGACGCTGACCGTGCCGCTGCATTGCGCGGCCAGCTCGGCGATGTGCTGCCACACGATGGTCCAGTGCCGGGCGGCGACGCGGCGGGTACGGGCGTAGGTCTCCTGGGTGCCGGCGTCGACCGAGACGCGCACCCACTTCATCGCCCGCACGGCGGGGTGCGACGGGTCGAGGTTGACGCCGTTGGTGACGAGCGAGGTCGCGATGCCGTGCGCCTGCGCGCGCGCGAACAGCGCCAGGTGGTGCGGGTGCATCGTCGGCTCGCCGCCGCCGGTGAACTGGATCGCCTTGACGCCGATCGCGCCGCAGTCGTCGATGATCTCCTCGGCCTTCCACGTCTCGATCCGGCGGTTCGGGTTGCGGCGCCGGCCTTGCGGGAACAGCTCGTTGGACAGGCCCGAGCTCATGCGGTACGCGCAGAAGCCGCAGTCCTGGTTGCACAGGTCCGACAGCACCAGCTGCACGTGCACCGGCGGCGGAACGACGCCCGAGCGCAGGGTCGTCAGGCGGTCCATCCAGTAGATCGACTTGGCCTGCGAGTAGAGGTCGCTCATGTGGCTCACCCGGCCGACTCCTCTTCGGCAGCGACACGATCCGCCGGATACAGCTCGAGCAACGGGCCGGAGACGACGCGCACGGCAGCGCGGATGTGGCTCACGTACCGGCGGTGCAGATCGACCGCGCTGGCCTTGCCGCCGTAGCAGTCGAAGCCGGCGAGCACGATCTCGGCGGCGCCCATCCGGTCGGCGACCCAGCACGCCACCGGGCCGGTGTAGTTGAGGGCGAGAGGCCAGCCGCTGAGCACGATGTCGCCCTGCAGCTCGTCGGCCCAGGGCGCGATGATCGGCGCCGCGGTGTGGGCGCGGATGAGCGCGCGCATCGGCACGTGCAGCCGGCTGTGCCGCTCGTCGAGCGCGACGACGTAGTCGACCTGGCGCAGCGCGGCGCCGTGGTGGTTCGAGCTGATCCACAGGTCGACCCGGTTGTCCGCACCCACGCGCTCGAGGTCGGCCGCCAGGCCGGCGCCGCCGCCCATGACGCAGACGCGCGTGCCGGGGTGCTGCGGCAGGCCCACGCGACTCCCCCCAGGCACTCCTCGAGCGGGGCGCGGGTGAACATCTCGAGCGCGCTGGTGCGGCTGGCGTTGAGGATCACCGCCTTGCCGCTGGCCGCGCGCGCAAGCGCGTTGAACTGGCCCGCCCACTTGTGCACGCTGCCCGCATCGCCGAGCGGCGCGGGGTGCGCGCCGTGCCAGTGCGTGGCGCCGCCGGTGTGCTGGCCGTCGTAGCCGAGCAAGACGATGCGCTGCGCGCCGCCAAGCCAGGCGAGCGCGACGAGGCCGGCGCCGGTGTTGCCGTAGGGGTGGAACTGGCGCGCGGTGAGGGCGCGCGCGTAGGCCGGGCCGTTGCGGTGCATCGCATAGGACACCCCGCCGAAGGTGGCGGCGACCTCGGCGGCGTGCAGGCCCCACCAGTTGGCGTCGATCGCGAACAGCAGGTCGGCCCACGGCGCCGCGCGGTAGGTGGTGTTGGCGACGAAGACGCTGCGCGCCAGGGCCTGCGGCGCCGACTGCGCCGCCGGCGCCGCCTCGCGCCAGGCCTTGACGAGCGCCACGTCGCCGGCGGTGAGGCTCGGGCCGCTGGCCAGGCACACGACGACGCCCGCCCTGACGATCGCGCGCAGGTCGGCCTTCCACGCATTGCGCGCCGCGTGGATCTTCTGCAGCGCCAGGGTGGCCTTCATGGTGGTGCGCTTCATGCCATGCCGAGCAGCAGGCGGTGCGGGCGCAGCAGCGCGTCGACGCCGAGCGGGATCTCGCTCATCGGCTTGTCGGCGCTGGCCTCTCGGTTGGCGTACAGGTGGCCGAGCATCAGCAGCACGGCGGCGCGGATGCCGGGCGGCAGCGGCAGCAGGTCCGGCTCGTCGGTCGAATCGGTGGCGGACTGGAATCCGGCGGTGAAGCTGACGCGCACCGCGCTCGCTCGCGCGTCGGCGGCCGGCCAGGCGGTGGCGGTGATGACGGCGGGCCGGACGTAGGTGTCGAGCTCGATCTCGAGCGCGGCTTCGCTGCTGCTGCTGACCACCTCCTCGGCGCCGCCGGAGGTGTAGGCGATCTGCGCGTCGTGGACCGGCCAGGTGCCGAGCTCCAGGCCGTCGGCGGCGGACTCGGGGAAGGCGTCGAACGCGACCTCGCGCTGGCGCGGCGAGATCGTCAGGCCGGTGAAGCGCTCGGCGTGCTCGATCGCCGCGGCGAGCAGCGCTTCGATCAACGCGTCCTCGGCCGTGCCGTCGACGCGCAGGTGCAGCTTGGCCTCGGCCAGGCTGATCGGCGCGCCGGTGGTGGGCGCCAGATCGATCGGCCAGTCCTTGGGGCGCAGGTTCATCGCGAGCCCTTGACCGCGAGCCGCCAGCCATTGCCGGGTGGCGGGCCGCTGCTGACTTCCGCCTCGCAAAACCAATAGCTGCTGGCGTATGTGACGCCGTCGCCTTTTCGGTACTCACGCTCGTGGCGGTAAACCCCCTTGTCGATCGGGATGCCGCCGAGCACGAACTCGCGCATCTCGGTGCGGGCGCCTTTGGTCCACGACAGGACGAGCGCGCGCGTATCGGCGAGGAACTCGGCCGTCAAGTCCTCGGGGCCGAACCCGTCGTGCCCGTTGGCGCCGTCCTTGCCGTCGACACCGTCGGCACCCGGCACGCCATCGCGGCCGTCCTTGCCGTCGACGCCGTCGCGGCCAGGTGTGCCGTCCTTGGGCACCGGCAGCCGTTCGATCGCCTTGGCGATCGTCTCCTGCGCGCGCCGCTCCCAGTCGAGCATCCACTTGGCAACGCTCGCTTCTAGCAGCGGCAGCACCTGGTCGGCGGTGACGCTGGTGCCATCGGCGCCGTCCTTGCCGTCCCGGCCCGGGTCGCCCTTCTCGCCGCGCGCGCCATCGGCGCCGTCCTTGCCGTCCCGGCCCGGGTCGCCCTTCTCGCCGCGCGCGCCATCGGCGCCGTCCTTGCCGTCC